AAAATTAAAACACATTATCGTGGATTGGTTATAACAAATCCGTTGAAACAAGATTATGTGGATACATTCATTTATTTGAGGGATGCAGGATATAATTTAAAAGAAGATATACATATTCAATTTTGTGAGAAGTATGGATTAACTCCTAATACTCCGAAGAAAGTATTTAGAAATACTTATAATCAAAAAGATTGTGGATTGATTTAATTTTTTTTTTATATTAATATTCGGTAAATAATAATATTTTTTATATTTAAATTATTGGAGGGTTGATTTCTTACTTTATGTGTTAAGCTCCCATTATCTTAATTATTTGTTCATCAACCCTCCTTTTTTTATTAGTCTTTTACAAAAGTTCCATTCGACATTTTACCTTTTCTTTTTGCAATAACTTGATATGCATCATTGATACATGTTTCAATTTTTGTTCCAGATAATTGTGCAAGGTTTGTTAATACAACAACAATATCTCCAATTGCATCTTGAATATTATCTTGTTCTTCTTTTAGAATGGCTCTTGCAAGTTCTCCCACTTCTTCCATTAATTTTACATACTGAGTTTTCTTATCTCCTTTATCGTATAGACCTCTTGTTTGTGCCCATACTCTTATTGGATCGAATTCATTATTTAATTTTAAATCCAATGATTTGTTATATGTTTTAGCCAATACTGAAACATTATAAAATATTGGAGTTCCAATTAATGGTAATAACATTTTCTCATGTGGGAAATGTGAATTTGCATACCAGGTTTTTCCTTCCGCATCACCTTTGTGATATGTTATGGCACAACCATAGTCATTATAATACAATGTAATATTGTCATAATTCCAATTTGGTGCCAACTTTTGAATTTCTGAATTAAGTATAGTAGGTTTTTTATCACTTCTACTTCTTACTGTGTGTTTAATTGATAACATCATTTTTTGTTTTTTTTATATTATTAAATTGCAACGGGAGCCGTAATTACTTTGGAAGAAATATAATCTATTAATTCCAATTTGTTATTGGTATATGTATATGTTGGTAAATCGTGTATAGGTTGATTTAAATAGTCGTTAATCGCAACCAATTGATTTTTGTAGATATGTGCATCAATTATTCTTAGGCTGACGATATGAGCCTGTAAACCACATTTATCTGCAACATATAATAATAACCTTGAGAACAAACATATATCATAAGGTATACCCAAAAACATATCACCTGATCTTTGGGTAATTGATAAATTCAATTTCTTATTCTCCACATAAAATTGAAAGTTATGATAACATGGAGGTAATGCCATTTCATTTAATTGTGCAGGGTTCCAAAGTGATATGATATGTCTTCTTGAATTTGGATTTGTTTTAATTGAATTGATAACTTGTTCCAATTGATTAATACCTTGTCCATTAAAGTTTAACATTTGATAACCATATACGGGTCCAAGATAACCATATCCATCAGCCCATGCATCCCATATATGAATATTACGTTCTTGAAATCTTTTAATGTTTGTTTCCCCATTCATAAACCATTCAAATTCTGTTTCAAATATTCTTTGGTATATTTTTCTTCCTGTTATAATTGGAAATCGTTTTGATATATCCACTTCAATGTGTCTATCAAATAAAGAGTATGAACCTACTCCGGTTCTATCATCTCTATAAATTCCATTACTAATACACTTTTTTAATATCTTGCGATATGCCAACTCAAATTGATTTTTCATTCTTATTATTTTTATTGTAATTATCCAATCCTGCAATATATGCAACCGCATCTAACATTGTATCATCTTTAAGATTATAAGCCATTCTTGATACTTTTAATGCAACCATACACTTATAAAAGTCTTCAGTTGTGATTTCTTTATTACATAATTCACTTGCAACTTTTGCCGCCTTACCCATACTTTCATCTAATGGTCCATACTGTCTTTCTTTTTCTTCACTTCGTTGGTTAATGATTTCATCAGCCCTTACTAAGATACTTCTTTGTTTCATTTGTTTTTTTTTATTTAGTTAAATTATTTAATTGTTCAAGTTCAAGATAGGTAAATCCTTCACAATACGGTCCAATTGTATTGTCCCATTCATATTCAGTCAATCGATCTGAACCTTTAATGTATGATTTTTTTCTAAGATCCAGGATGTCGATAACATCCCATTCTTGTAAAGTCGAGGTCTCCCCTGATAATAATACTCCCATGATTATTTGTTTTTTTATAAATATAGAGGAAATAAATAAAAGAGTAAAATTTCTCAAAATCTTTTTTTTATTTATTTAACTTTTCCTTCAAACCAACATATTTATTGTATATGGGGTCTTAACAGAGTTTCAATCCCCGACTTATATCAATGATGAGTTAAATGAAAGTTTAAAGTTCTATGTATTAAACGTTTGTTGTTTAAGTAGGGAATAAGATCCTGAGAGGTTCCAACAAATGAAAATATAGTATCAACAAAAGTGGATGAATGTTTTAGAGGTTAACAACATCCGACAAAGAAACTAGTAATTAAATTGATACTCCCTTAGGATATGGGGACATACAGTAGAGCACTGATATTACGAATTGATTTATAAAGTAATTGACTATTTGAGGAAGGTGAGTTTTCTTTGGATATAGAACCTCCCATACATATAGGTTAAAAGAATATATGAAAATAATGTAAAAAAGATTATTTAGTATCATTAGTATTACGTATCTTTGTTGAAACAAACAACAAATATGAAAGATTTACACAAATTAACTAAAGAAGAATTAGGTATTCTTATTAACAAATTAGAAGGTGATATGAAAAAATTTGTTGATATTAAAGACATGAAGAAAATGCATAATACCAATAAGACACTTGGAACATTAATTTCACTTTATATGAAGAAATAATTTTTTTAATTCAAATAACTTACGTATCTTTACCACTCATTATTAAAACAACAACAAAATGAAAACTACAATTTTAGGAGTAAATGAAATCAATTATCTTGAATACACTTATTGTGAAACTATTGATGAAAATTTAATGTATGTTCAAATTGATGCACAATCTGATAGAAAAAAAACATCACAAGAATTTGTATTGTTATTTTCGAAAGAACAAATAGTTGAGATCTATAAAACTATGATGAAACAAGAAAAAACTAATTCTCAATTTTTAAAATAATAGTTATGAATAATACATTACAAGAACCAAGAAAAATGACTTTGGAACATAGATTAATGTTGCAATGTAGTGAAGTGAATTGTATGACTGATTTGTTTCTTATTATACAAAACGAAGGTTTAGATCAGTATGAACAAAAAGATATTATGAAAGCCTTTAGATGGGCATGGGAAATAACAGAATTTTTATATCCACATAAAGATTTCTTAAAAACACTTTTACCTATAATGAAACCTTTCAATCATTTCTTTATGACCTCCGCAGAAAAACAAACATTAGATAAATTACCTAATAAAGTATGGATATACAGAGGTGGTAGTGATAAAGATGGTTTGTCATGGACTTTAAGTAAAACCCAGGCTAATTGGTTTAAAGAAAGAAATGAACACTATACAGGAGAACCTATGGAAGTATTTTCAAAACAAATACATAAGAATAGAATATTTGCATATGTTAATGGTCGAGAAGAAAAAGAAATAATTTTATTGTAAAATAATTTATTTAATTCAAATAGTTTACGTATCTTTACAACTCATATTAAAACAAATAAAAATGAACTACAAAATTCAAGCCGGATTAAACATTCAATTACATAATAGTGTAATTACAGTCTATCACCCTGATGGAACCATCTTATTATCTTGGGAAGCCACCAAACATGATTGGGATAAAATATGGTATACATTACAAAAATGTCATGATATGGCAAGTCTCAAAGAAAAAGCCATTCTAGATATGCATAATAGAATTGATAATATGAGTAGTGAAGAAATATTAAATCTTGCAAACTTATTAAATGTTAAATAATATGATTACAGAAAAACAAATGGAGGTATTACAATATCTTTATAACAATGGTAAAGTTGATGTAGTAATTACACCAAGGATTATAAAACAAAATGATAGTCTATATGAAAGAATATGGAAACTTGAACTATTAAATTGTATTACGGTTAAACGTAGACTTGGTATGGCATCATTACACACCATAACTGATTATGGTTGTTGTGTTGTTCAAGATAAATTAAAAAAATAATTTTTAAAATGCGAACAAATTACTTATCTTCGGAGGATTACGATCTTATGTTGGATGGTGAATACGAACAATGGTTATCAAATCAAAATAAAAAATATAAACAAATGATAGAAACAGTTAATTTTGTAGTAAGGTTTTTGGTTAGAGGTATAACCACAGAAGACATTTATAACGATTTTAAGGCCGATTATTTTGAAGACATAGAAAGTGCCAACGAAAGTGATTTTGAGACGGTATTGGGCTTCTATGAGGCAATGGAGGATGATATTCTTGAGAAGAGAAGAATGTTCTTAGTAAGTTGTGATTATAGTCCAAGTGAAAGTCTTGAAGATGCATGGAACAATGAGGTTGCAGATTTTTATTCTGATTTATATTTCAATTAAAAACAAATTATATGTTAATAACATTATCAATTATACAAGGGTTAAATCAAGAAAGTTTTAACTACGACATCTATACCATTAATTTTTATTATTACATGGATAGAATGTGGGTTGAAGTAAATGATGATCTGACAAACGAAACCTTATTTGAAGGACAAATAACCAATGCGGAAGAATTAAACAATTTATGCCATGAGGTTAATAATATATGTGATTTAAATCCTATGGAATTCCTTGGTATTATTGTTGCAAGACTAATTAAAAAAGAAATAAAATAATTTTTATAATTCAAAACAATTACGTATCTTTGTTGAAACAAACAAATAAAAATAAACAATATGGAACATTATCAGTATGTCGCAAACGAACAATGGTTTACTCAAGTTATTAAAAACTTAACTCCAAATGGTATTTGGGGCTGGCCTAATGAAAATGAATACTATCAATTGGTTAATGGTAAATTAAAACCATTTACCAAACGTGGTGAAAAACTTTTAAAAAAGATTGTAAGAAAAGAATTTTATAACAATAATTGTGTATCTTTGTAAAAACAAACAATATGAAAACATTTACCGAACTTTACATGGAATTAGTATCTCACCCTGAATTTATTCACGGTCAAATTATTGATAAAGAAATGATTGTAGATGAATTATTTGAATTAATTCAAGATGCAGTTGATAGTGATTTACCTATTATTGAAACCGAAAAATTATGTGAAAAATGGTTTGAAGAACATAAAATTGATATAAAAAGAAATTTCAATAAATATTTTGAAATGGATGGTGATTATTACTTATCTGTTGATATCAAACCTTGGTTAATTAAAAACAATATTTTATAATTTAAAAACAAATAACATGAGTTATAAACCAACAATATATCGTTTCCCAACTGAAGAATATGTTCTTGAGTTAATGAAACAAAATAATATACCATTAAATAAATATAATATTGTATTTGATTTTATTAGTGAAACACCTGAAGACGGAACTACTGACTTAGAGATTATTGAAGAATTTAAAGAACAATTATAAAAACAAATAACATGAGTAATAAAAAACAATATATCAATTTTGAATATGATAACTTTGATGCAAATCCAATTACATTCAAGTTATATGAACTAAAAATATTACATAATATGTTGGTTGAAAGTCTTGAAAAGTTTCCTGACTATCCACAAGATGTTATAATACTTAATAAAATTGCTGAAGAAATTTATAGGACAGATCCTATACCTGCAAATGTTGAAGACTATATTAATTGCAGTGATGACGATTTACCATTCTAGTCTCTCTTGATGTTGTTTTAATAATAAAGAAACCCTCTCCTTATAGTTATACGTTTTCTATTTGGAAGAGGGTTTTTTAGTATCTTGGTAGTCTACTAGGCATTTTTGGCTTTGATATACCCACAAATCTTATTTGCACTTTCTTCATCATAACCTTTATCTAGTTGATCGGCGATGCATTCATCCCATGGATAATCTGCTAATAATACGGGTTCTTCAATTAAGTTATCATCTTCAGACAAACTTACTGATGAAGTAGAACCAACACTTGGATTAGTTCCACCTGCAGGTTGATTTACAACTTTTGTTGAACAAGTTGCATAAGCCGTTCTGTAATCTGCACCCTTGGCTTTTTCATTTGCAATACATTCTCCTAATGCACTATCTTCTGGCACCTCTGCAAAGTCTTCCATCTTATTCCAATACTTATAAAATGAATTAAATCCATGCATACAGGAATTTAAACGTTCTCTCATATTTGGATATTGTAATCTCATTCGATTGTTCTTTGAACATCTTTCAAGATACTTACCTCTATTTTCATTCTTTAATGGTTTAAGAACAAATACTTCTTCTGTATTACTCATATTATATTGATTTTCCGTATCCTCTTAAGATTTTATTTTCTTCATGTAATTCATCAATCTTTTTTTCTAGATCTTGTATTTTAAGATTTAGATTAACAATTTCATCTTTTAAGTTTTCACATAAAGTTTGATATACACCCATTGCCAATTCCAAATTTTTTAGAATTTGATTATCGGTTTGTGCATTTGACATTCTTTTTGAAACCAAAAAAGATGCAACACCTGTTAAGGCATTTGATAATATTAAAATTAAATTTTCATTCATAATTAAATCCCACAACAATAAAACGTTGGGTCTCCATAAATAACCATTCCTCTTGGTATACCACTGCCACCATATCTATTACCATTTGCAAGATGAATTCCACTAAAGTAATTGACACCAAGATGTGGTTGTAATCCGTTCTTTGTTGTCCATTGAAATATACTTGGGTAAAGATTTGAATTGAATATGATTTGATCTATCATTCTTTGCTCAAAGAATTGACTTCTATCGTCAGCCCTTTGTTGCATGTATTGCATATCCTTAATTGAAACAGTTTGTTCAGATCCGTTCACTATCCCATTATTTTTAAGCCGCATAAAAATCGAAGGGAGTGCCTCCGAATAAGCGGCCCATATAAGACAGGGTTGAACAAAATAAACTAAGAAATCATAATCAACTTGTGATAAATTATTATTGATAACACCATTTAATAATTCCTGATAATAGCGGCCTCCGATGATATACTCGATAACTTTTTGTTGACTAACCGCAATAAACGGCAACAATATGGAAGAGGAAACGTTGGGGTCAATATCACTGAAATTTTTTAATTTCTGTTCGGATATGAGCAACACATCCTGAGGTATTTGGCCTGGTTGTAAAGACATAATTAGTTTATTGTTTCTTGTTTATCTTCTCCCACAATTTCTTTTTTATTTACATCAACTGTTTCAATTGGTGCGGCATCTGGCAATGACACCATTACAAATTGTTTGATATCAATTTCAGTTGGTGCTCCACCATCACGTAATGAAATTAATTTTTCGAAGACGGCTTTAATTTCCGATTGGATCGGACGAATTACAAGGTTTTGAAAATGGTCTTGGGCTTCGAGATGATCTGAACTTCCCAATGCTCCAGGCACTTGTATACCAAGTAATTCAGGAGAACTAATCTGATGAGATGTTAAAATTGTTTCTTGAACCATTTGATTGAGTTCAACCCACATTTTATCACTTGAGTTTGATGTAATTGGTGTAATCTCTGGTGCATTATCTTTACTATCACTAAAGGTTAAAAATAATTTTCCACTTTGATTTGATCCGCCATATTTTGCATTTAAATTATTATAAATCTGCTCTCGTTCTTCTGGACCTGGGATGCCCGTATTCAAAGAAATAAATAAAGACGGGGAAAGTCCATTACAAATATTGTTAAAATGCCAATTAAATATTTCAACTTGTGTGGAAATCGCAGTCGCACCTCCCCAATATGACGGGGTGGCATAGTATGAATTCCCACAACTATGTGTGGTGTAGTAAAAAATTTGCGAGTGTTCTTCATGATTTGGATTAAATGCAGGAAGTCTTCTTGGTGGGAATTTCTTAGGGAAGGCCCAGTCAGGGCAGTAATAAAAATTATTTATTCTATCACTCATGTCAGATTTTTCTGCTCTTAATTTTGATGTATCAATATAATACATTTCAAATCCTTGTTCCCTATCTTTTCTCCACACTATATTTAATGCGAATGCCCCGTAAAGAATAAAATCTAAACAGGCTTTTGACCATAGGTCATATACTTTATCACCTATACTATTAACCATTTCAAGTCTTGAATTTTCTTGAGACCTTAATGATATTTCTTCTCCTCTTGTTGCATACCACTTTGATGTAATTGCTGCTCTATGTGTCGGAGATGAATTGTATAAACGAATTAATTCTTGTGGTGCAAGATTGGCTGGTCCATAGTAAACCCATGGTGTCCTTGTATTTATGATTAAATTTTCTTCAATGATAGGAACCCTAGCAATTGATGCAAAATCTAATACCTTAAATTCAAATTCTTTATTATCACTCATAATTATAAATATAGTTTTTTAGTTAAATAATCAAACATTTATAATGCATAGGTTATTTTCATTATTCCACTTCCACCATTTCCACCAACTCCTGCAGTTCCAACTGCACCACCACCTCCATTACCAGTGTTTGCGGCTCCGTTTGATCCATTACCAACTCCACCACCACATCCATAACTTGATCCGCCAACAGAATACCCTGGTTGATTATTTGATGATCCTCCTTGTCCTCCGGCAGCACCACTTTGTCCATTATTACCTTGACCTGCAGTTCCTATTCCACCTGCTCCTGAAATTGTGCAGGAATTTCTTGAATTACCTCCACCACCATTTCCACCATCAGAACCATTTTGTGGTGTGTTATTTGAAAATCCTGCTGCTCCACCACCACCACCAATTGCGGTAAATGTTAGAAATGTTGAATTTGAACCATTAGATCCTGCAACACCAGTTCCACTTCCTCCATTACCTCCATTACCAATGGATACTGTTCCACCTGATGTAATTGTAAATCCTGTATAGATTTGGCCACCGCCTCCTCCACCACCGCCTGCTCCTCCTGAATTACCGCCTCCTCCACCACCACCGGCTCCGGCCACTAATAATAATTGCACTGGTCCACCTTGAATAACTGTTAAAGTTCCTCCTGATGTAAATGTGTGAGTTCTAAATCCACCTGCATCAGATACGGTTCCTCCACTTAAAATAACACCTAATCTTGTAGGAGTTGGTGTTGGAGTAGATGTATTAGTTGCGGTATTAGTTGGAGTTTGTGTTTGGCTTGGAGTATTAGTAGGAGTTTCTGATGCCGTAATACTTGGGGTTGGTGTCATTGTTTGACTGGCTGTTATACTTGGAGTTGGAGTATTTGTTTGTGTTTGGCTTGGAGTAATACTTGGTGTATTTGTAGGAGAAGATGTTTGAGTTGGAGTAGATGTTAATCCTGGTGTTCTAGTTTGAGTAGGAGTAGGAGTTTGTGTTCTTGTATTTGTAGGGCTTGCCGTTAAAGTTGTTGTTGTTGTTGGAGTAGGTGTAGGAGTTTTGGTTTGTGTAGGAGTTTGTGTAGGTGTTGCGGTTTGAGTTTGTGTTTGAGTTTGTGAGGCTGTAATACTTGGAGTAGGAGTATTTGTTTGTGATGCAGTTTGTGTTTGTGTAGGTGTAGGGGTTTGTGTTGCAGTTTCACTTGGGGTAATACTTGGAGTAGGTGTTTGTGTAGGAGTTTCAGTATTAGTAGGAGTATTGGTTGGTGTTATTGAAGGAGTTGGAGTATTAGTTGCAGTTTCAGTTGGACTAGGTGTGGGTGGATTTAACTCGTTTGGTGCAAAAATATAGTTCGAATTGAATTCATTTGGTGAAATAAATTCTTCATAGTAATCATTTGTTGTGGATGCGGACATTGCCATTACGGTTGCAATACCAGTTTCAACAACATTATAGGCTAAGGCTGGATTAAGATTTGGTGGATTTTGTGCGATCTGTTCATAGACATTATAAATATATTGGCCCTCAAATGGAAATGCAATTTCATTAACACCTTGTCCTTCAACAAATACAAATTCATCATACCTACTTTTATGTGTTGAAACATTTGGTAAAATAAATCTAACTGTTCTTTTTGAAAAGATATGAGTGAATGAAAATAACCATTGTGGGTTTGATAATTCAGCATTTTGAGATACTGTAATTACAATTGTATTTTCCTGACCAGTCTTAATTAATATCATAATATAAAAATAAAACACAGGAGAGTAATGTATACCCTCCCATGTTTAAATTGATTTGCAATTATGCAATTGTAAAACCTTGAATAACTTCTGCAAGAGTTCCGTCCAAAGAATTGATAGGGAATTGCTCTAAAGATTGGAAAGTCATGTTCAGTCCGTTGGCATCGCCTAGGGCCTTTCCGGAAACTTGTGTTCCCGCTGAAATAAAACTTCCATAATTTTGTCCCATCAGCCAGTAAAGTCCGTTGTTGTCTTCAAAGACAACCGCTAATTTTTGGTTTTGAGCCAACACTTTAAGAATATTTCTTTTCTCTTGTGTCATTTTAGCAAAGTATGTTGCTAATTCATCTTGGTAGAAAACTGTTCCTGCCTCTAAACTTGCATTTACCGTTTCTGTAAATTGTGAAGAAGTTCTGATAAGTTCGTATTTATAAAAAACTCCTGAACCACTTATTGAAGTGATTTGATCTGGTGTTGCACCTGTTGCACCAATGGATGTGATATTATCATAAGCAGTAATCCATGCATTTGCTACTCCACCCGAATTGTCGCGGCATCCTAAAGGAATGCCTGCTGTTATATTACAAGACATAAATATTAATTTATTATTGTTTTAGTTTATTTTGTTTAAGAATGAAGGGGTTTTTAAGTCCCCTTCATTTTTGAATATTATTCGATTAAAGACCGTTCGTCACGAAAAATTCTGGGAATGCTAATTGCGTTCCTAATTTCCATGCACTAAGGATCCTAACTTCTTGGAAGTCCATACTCCACCAACTTCTAAAGCTATCTTCATCCGACATTAAGTCAGTTCCCACTAACATATATTGCATCGGACCTGCTGCGATTAAGTCTGTATTTAATCCAGGACAACCAACAACTTTAAAGTTTGTTTGAGGATGATATACTTCATACACTTGACCTAATTTTTCATTTCTTGTATCGATATGAAAATTGTTCACATTTCTTAAAGCCGTTAAATAGCACTTGAACGATTGAAGTCCCATATAAATAATTACGTCATCTCTTTGGAAAATATTTCTATCTAAGTTATCAATAATATTATCAACTTGTGCTAATATTCTATTTGCTTTTTCTTGAACTGTTGCACCAGTGATTGAACAAAGTGCTTGTGTAGTTGCAGAATATGCTGGTAATGTGTCAAGTTTAACAACACCTGCGGTATTTGCAAATAATTCAATGAAACCAGAGAATGCACTTGAACCAGAAGTTGCTTGCCATAATTGGTCTTCGTTAAAACGTTTGATCTGACGAGTTTGTAAATCTACTATCGCTTGTTCAAACGGAGCTTGCTCATTATAAGAGCCCTGATTTAAAAACTGGCCAAGCCAAAGTTCGTTTAACGATTGCAAACATAAGGACTGATTTACTTTATATTGTCCTACTGTTAATGCAGCAGTTGTAAATGTTGTTGAACCTGAGTTATCAAATCCACAAGTATTACCATTTTGAACTACTAATGTTTCACTCAATAAATTTACGTTTTGAGTGCCTTTAATCCCGATAATTGTATTTACATACGACATTGTGATTGGAGACAACACGGCCTCTTGAATAATATCAGTATTTAATTGGTCTACGTAATTACTAAGTCCAGTTAAGTCGTATGAAAAGTCTAATTTTTTTAATGATTTTTTGTTATTCATTTTTAAAATTTTTAATTTTTAATTTATTTGTTTGAGAGTAATTCTCTCATTTTTTTGAAACTTTCCAACTTTGTAGATGGTCTGTTTTCTTCATCAAAGTTTACAGTTTTTTGATTGTATACTTTTTCACCCGCTGGTTCTTTAGAAAATTTTGTAAATTTTGTTTCTAAACCAGTAAATTTTTCTTCAATTGCATCTAATTTAACTTCAAACTTTTTTAAGGCTTGAGCAAATATTTGTGCAATTTCAACTGCTGACATTTCACCTGTCTTTATTTCTTCAGTTTTTGGTGATTTGTTTTCTTTGTCTGATGCATCTTGATAACCATCAATGGCTCCACCTGTAATAGAAATCATCTTTCCACCTTCAGTTTCATATTCGCCATCGGCTATTGCACTTAATGTTCCGTCGTATCCAACTTTTTTAACAGCCACACCTACTCCAGGTTCAGCCGTTCCAATTCTTAATACTTCGCCACTCTTAAGTTTTACATCACCAAATTCCAATTCAACATTTGACATGTCTTCATCAGCAATTTCTACTTTTTCTTTTTCATCTTCGATTTTTGCATCGTCAGTTTTTTTAGTTTCTTCATTGCCCATTTTAATTTTTGAAACTTTACCATCTATAACTTCAATCTCTGAACCATCATCGATTTTGTGTGTTCCATCTGGTGCTGGCATAATGCCTTCTTCTGTTGCGACATAGATTGGTCCTCCTACTTCTAATTCACCTTCCATTTTAAGTTGCACACCTTGATCGGTTTTTGCCTCAAAAAATTTTTGTGGAGTTAGATTAAGAATTTTCATAATCTTGTCAATTGCTTGTTTACTATTCATCTGTAATTGATTTAAGTATTTGAGTAATTTTGTTTATTTGTTTATCCTCTTTGGAGAATATAGATTTCTCGGCAAATAACCCTTCAACCGAAAATCCATTTAAAGATTTCTCTTTAATCATTTTCCATACATTATCGTCATTTATTTTCATCTGCACATACCAGGTCCCAGATGGAAGATTAAATCCGTATTTGTATGATTTATCGTAGATTGGATCATCACTAACCCAACTCTCTGTTATAAATACTTTTTCTTTTCCTAATTTTTTACCATCATGTTCTATACTGGCTTCGTCTGTTCGTTTTTCTTTTAAAAACTTTGCAGCCATTTTTTTAATACTTTCTTTACTAAAATAAACATAGTAAGGATTACCTAATTCATCATAACGAATAATCATTTTATTGGGAACCATTGCGGCACCAATAATCATTTTCTTTTCTTCATCTAATGCAAAAGTCATGTGTGCCTTATCAAAACTCATCTTTTCTTTTTCAAGTTGATTAAGTTTTCTTTCAGACCAAGATAATGCCGCATCACCGCCCCATGCATCATACATTAACTTTCCGCACCCCTCTCCGTATTTACCTTTATCTGCACCTTGACCTTTATGTCGTGCTAAAAATGAATACATTCTTTTGATTGTATCCACAGATATTGGTTCACCTTTGGCTAATTGATTGGCTCTTTGTTTTCCTACGGCTGTTCCACAACTACCCCACCCATTTTTCTCGGCATAATTAAGTGCTCTTTGTGCCGCACTCTTAACTCCTTCAGGATAATCAGTTATACTTTCTGCAAATTCATCTTCGCTCATTTGATATTTAGGATGATCCTTGGGTAATAAATCATAATCAGTTGTATACTTAGGATTTTCAGGTCTACCATTTTTTAATAAATATAAAAATGCATTAACCCTTGCAAATGCCCATTGTTCTGCTGATTGAACCGTT